CATTAGCAGTTAAAGTAAACGGACTGGCACTTGCTCGACTAGCGTAATCGTCATAATGAAGTGTACCTGCGCCACCCTCCCAAAGTACGCCTCTACCAGAATTAGCAGCATTTATGGCAAGTGTGTAGGCATCATCCTCTGCAGCTGCATAGGCCTCTAATTCATACACTCCGGGAGTATCAACATTAGATGTAAGTGTGTTTACTAGAGCCACATTAGTAGCGTCATAACTAGCCCAAGTTACATCAGTTGGTAAGCCATCCCATGTCAAAGTTGCGCTTAAATCTGACCATGATTGGAGGAATGCTTCACTAAGGATGTTCAGGATTCTTGTGCCGTCAAATTCTTTGGCATAACCAGCCCCACCTACAAGGTGTCTATTTAATTGTGATAATGGGCCTACAGCAGTGATTGTGTAAATGGCAATTGAGCCATCTGATCCATAAGCCTGCAGGCTAATGTCTATGTCACTAATAATGCCAGTAAAGATTGTTTGTGTGCCTGATGTTCCTTTGGCAATAGCCACAGATACTGATTGGCTCAATGACAAGTCTAAAGGCTCACTAGCATCAGTCCAAAGGCTAATTGATGCATAGCCCGGTTGAGGCTGTGTCAATACATCATTACGGCCCATACGGATTGAAATAGAGCTGATTGTTTGGTCAGCATATGTTGTACCGCCATTGAAAGTGACGGTTGGATATGGGTCATATACAACCGTCACAATGTAGCCCCTACAAGGTTGATAGCACCTGTACGGCGTGATGAGTCTTGTAGTAGGCGCTCAATACTACGGCGAGCAGATTCACCATCAATCACACCATTCATGATTATGGTAACGCCTTGGCCAGCGCCATTGTCTGGTCGGATTGAACCCGAGCCACTTGGCACAAATAGTTCAGGGCCAAACTCTCCAACACGAGTTAATTGGCCAGCCCCTACAGGGCCTCCAGCAGCTCTTGAGGTGTATCCCAATGCCTTACCTAAGCGTGAGTCAGCAAACTTTGGGCCCTCACCCGGGTTGATGATAAGAAACTCTAATACTGCGCCGCCAATGTCTTTGGCTTTTTTGTAGGCATTAGCAACAGAATTAATGCCATTAGCAACACTATTAAGGGCATTAGCAATGTTTGTAAGTGTGTCTGTAGATCCCTTTGCATCACTGTCTGTAAGTGTGGCAAACAACTTGCCAAATGCTTCGGCTACATTACGTAGGGATTCACCAAGGCTAATGCCTCCAGACTTGCCACCTAAGTCATTAGAAAGCATTTTGACCTTGTTGGATAGTCCGCTGCTTTCATCCTCGCCACTAAATCCCTTGGCTACAAGGTTTACTTGTTCTAATAATGATTTAAGGGTTGGCAGGATTGCAACACCGATTGACTCTTTGAGTTCACCAAAGCGCTCTGTGACAATGGCCAACTGGCCTGCATAGGTCTTGGTGTTGGCTTGAGCTGCGCCACCAAATAATCTAACCAATTCACCTTGTACGAGGTTAAAATCGCCAGACTTTTTAATGGCTTCATCTAATGGGATACCTAATTTGGTTAATGCCCCTATGTTGCCGTTGTAGGCCTTACCAAGGGTTAGCGATACAGTTTCAAGGTCTCTGCCAGTTGCAACGCTAATGTCTAAAGCAAGGTTAGTAAGTTCCTGTGCCTTGCCAACATCTCCAGTGGCTCGGGCTAGGTTTGCCAGTGCCGGGCGTAACTTAGTATCGGCTACACCAAAGGCTAATTGTTGTTTACTGATGTAAGACTCGGTACTGGCTATTTGAGCATCAGTAGCATTGGTAGTATTTTTAAGGGCTTGCGCTAACTTGATTTGAGACTGTTCATCCTCAATGGCTGCTTGTACACCATCAATGCCAAGTTTGATTGCATAAGCGCCAGCAGCTGCGCCAGCAATTGCAAAAGACTTGGCCATTGCTTTGGAATATTTGCCAACTTTGCTAGAGAAAGACTTAGTGCTGTTATCAGCCTTGTCCATTCCATCTAGAAACTTTTGGACATCAGCAAGTAATGAAAGTTTTAGTGTCCTTGTATCTGCCATTAGCTATACCTCGCCCAATTGTCCATAACGCGGTTTACGGCAGCAAACCAGCGCTTTTTAATTTCAGGTTGCATTCCCTTAAGAGTTGGGAATATCCAGTAACCAGTGTTGCCCCGACCCTCACGAGATGTACGAGGTGGAAAGCGATAGCCGCCATTACGAAAAGCATTTTTATTGCCAAAGGCGTTACGATCGCCACCAAACTCATTACCAAACAATAATTGCCCGGCATTTGCCCCACCTGATGCGCGGCCCTTACTTCCACCTACATAAACGGTAGGAACTCGATCACGTGCTGGGCGTACAGTACGAGCGACAATAGCAGCTTGTTTTGGATAAATTGGGTGAGCAAAACCTGCTCGCTCAATACCTTGTGCTGTCCAAGCACTTAATGAATAAACGTCATTCTTAAGCTCAAATTGTGCTTCTTTATCCATTTGGTTGAGCGCTTTAAGCAATCCGCGATAATCAGAAAGATCGGGACGGACTGTGATACTGGTTCTAGTTTCAGCCATTATGTCCATTCCTTTCTTTAATCAGCGTTACTGCTGTGTTGATGTCTGCGAGCGACCAATTCATAAGATCACTAATCGGGATACCGGTAGATATTGCTATCCGCACTAGTAAATCCCTTAGTTCTCTTTTGGGTTTTCCTCAACCACCTCAAAGCCCTCAAACTCATTGGTGACCCATGCTTGTTGACTTGGTAACTTTGTATGCCCACCAGCCTTAGCGGCTTTGTAAAGCATGCAGGTTATGACATCAAGTGAGCCTTGGCTCATCTTTTCAGCTGCTTGAGTGACTGTGTATCCGAGATCGCGCTCAATCTCAATCCAAAGCCAAGTTGACTCATCGCTCACTATGTAGTTGTTGCCCTGTTTTGTAGTTATGTTGTATTGCATAATGGTTGCCCTGTTCTGCTAGTTATGCTCGGGTTACTGTTCCATCCTCAACTACAAAAGATAGCGAGGTTGTCAGTACGTCAGTGGCAGCGCCACCAACGGTTGGAAATACTGGAAATACGTTGCCAGTGAATGTGTCACCGTTTACATCAAAGCTAAATGGCAATGAGGTATCTGGGGCACTAGCTGCTGCATCCCAAAGTGCTGAAATAATGCCAGCGCTTGATGTGTCGTCTAGGTATAGTTCCACGTTTAGGGTGGCTGTCTTGTCTACAGTCTTGTAGGCGCGACCTGATAGCACTTCAAGCACCTGCTGGTTGTTTTCGCGCTCTAATGTAACTGTTGATGCTTGGTCAGCGTATGACACAGAGTTGATGCTCAAAGTCAGATTCCGACCAGTTATGTATGTTGCTGGCATGACTTGCCTTTCTAGTTGGTTGTGACCATCTCTATGTTGAGTTGGCTGATAAGCATGTCGGCGTTTCCGATTTGCTGGACTGTGGGTTGCGACCATCCACCCAAAAACGAGATGTTATTGGCTAATAGGTCAGTTACTGAAAAAATTAAAGTTTCTAGGTTGGCTAAGGCTGCTCGATTATCAGCTGCATTGACTATGCAGGTGATGTCAAAGCGCACATTGCAACGAGCGCCACCAATGGCACTAACTGTGATGTAAGGCGATCCCGGGACAAGCACAATGGCTGGTGGCGTTATGTTCTCATTAGGGTATGAATAAACCACACGCCCAGCAGCTGCCAAAGTGGCTGCAAGGTTATCTCGGTAGGTAGCAAGATTAGCCAAGGTAACCTCGGGTGTCTAAGTGCTTACCTAATAAGCCAGATACACGTGTGAGCATTGAGCGACCCAAACGGTACGGCGCTGGTGACTGGAAATCAACACCCTGTTGGCCTAATGTGCCAGTACGAGTGATCCAGATATCGCAAGCAACGGCTAGTGCGGCTTCTCGGACTTCTGGGGTTGCATCGTAAAGTACTGCTTGGCTGGTCAATACTGCTCGGCCAGTTGGAATGATTGGTGTCTTTACTACATCAGCATTTGTGATTGCAGCTTCAAAAAATGGTGTGCCGTATTCATCATGGCCAATTTTGGTTACTGTGCGTGATCCATTAAATGGTGAGCCACATCCAGTTACGGTCAAAGCCTGACCAATGACAAAGGTATTTTCGTAGCAGTAAAAGCGAGCGACATTGTTTGTCAGCGATACGCCCTTAATGGCTACATCATCAAAAATCAAGTAAGACAGGATTATGTTTTCGGCGCTATCTGCAACTGCTTGAACAATTGAGTCAGCATAAATGTCACCAATACCAAGTACGGCTTTTAGCTCGCTTAGTGTAATTAGTGCCATTTTAAATCCTTATCTATAGGGGGTGTGTGGGGGGCACAGGGCCGCACCCCCCACACGATTGCTAACTTGATTAGCTCAAGTTAAAGCGACGTACGCCACCAGCGGTCAAAACGCCAACGGCTAGGTAGCCGTAAAGCATTGTTTCAATTTCGCCAGAAGTTACTACGTTTGTTGACATACGTAGAATTGGTGATTCGTAGATTGCAACTGATGATGGGGTAACAATAAATGCTGACTCATCAATAGTTGTTGCTACTGCATTTGGATCTACGTATAGGTCAAGTCCAAGCACGTTACCGCGTAGGGACTGTGGGCCTGCAACTCCACCGTTGTTCTGTGGGTTGTATGCGTTGTAGATTGGGCGACCGGTTGTGTCGGTTGCACCCATCAACAATGACCACTGTGAAGTACCAGCAATGTAAGCACTTGGAAGTTCGCCAGTTGCAAGGTAAGCAGCTGGGGCTTCGGTGGATACGTAGGAAATGATGCCAGCAGATGTTGCTGCTACTGCGGTTGCCTGTGTGCCACCTGCGGTTAGAGCTGCAATTACGGCTGCGTCAGTTGCCTTGTTGTAGGCACGTGTCATGTTATCAACCATTGCTTGGAAGAAGTCTGGGGATGAACGCTCTAGTAGTTCTACCGAGTAGCGCTGCATTCCTGCAAACTTGTTTACATCTAGGTTGACGTATGAGGAAACGATACCCTGCTCAGATGGTGCTGCACCTTCGTTGGTGTCGGCTACTGTGCCCGGTGTCGTGATTTTCGGATGGCTGATAACCATGCCTGATGCAGTGATGGCACGTGAGCCAATTGCATCAATGGCTGGACGTGAGCCAATTGTGTTGTCGATTACCTGATTTACATACTGCACTGGGGTAAACGCTGGGTTTGTGCTGAATGAGTCATCGGCTGCCATTACATACTGGGCTGAATCATGGTTGCCCATTTTGGCCTTGATGCTGTGCTCTAGGTAAGAGGCTTGGCTGTTGATTGGGCTACGAGGCTTAACGTAGGCCACTGGTGCAGCTGCTGTAACAACCGCGGACGCGGTTACTTCATCAGCCACTGGTGCGGTTGTTTCTTCCACTGTTATCTCCTGTGGGTTTTCCTCTGCAGGGGTTTCTGCTTCGGTGGTTTCTG